TGATGATGAAGGTGATGCTGAACCAGTAAATGTGTTTGTTGGTGTTGATCCAGCTACAGATTCTATGCGTAGAGAAGCTGACTTCTCCGTTATAATAGTAATAGCGGTAGATATGAACAATACTATTTACGTCATTGATTATATAAGAGAAAGAGGATTGCCAGTGTTAGCTATTCCAGGAGAAAGAAAGAAAGGCATTGTAGACCATATGTTTGACTATGCCCATATGTATCATCCGCAACTATGCGTAATTGAAGATACAACTATGTCAAGACCTGTTTTTCAATCATTAATTAGTGAAATGCGTAGAAAAAATGATTTCTCAGTTAAGTTTAAAGAAGAAAAACCTGGAACAAGAATGAGTAAAAGGGATAGAATACAAGGAGTGCTGGCACAGAGGCTAGTAATTGGATCAATTAAGATACGAGAATCTCATTTTGATTTACAACATGAAATTGTTACATTCGGACCACGTATGGCGCATGATGATACAATAGATGCGCTTGCGTATGCGTGCAAATTTGCACACCCGCCACACGGTATTACTTCTACAAAGGATGGATTTAAACGCCATGTTAGTAAACCTAAAAGTTGGGTGGTAGCTTAATGGCTAAAAGACAAGATAAGCGTGCAAAGCGAATCAGGGAGATGTTCGATGCTATTAATAGCTCGACTAGACAGGAATGGCAGAAGGTAAACCAAAAGGGATATGATTTTTATCTCGACAATCAGTTAAGTCAAACTGAAAAGACAACCCTTGAAGATCAAGGGATGCCTACATTCACAATTAATAGAATTATTCCTGTAGTGGAAATGCTGAACTTCTACGCCACTGCTTCTAATCCGAGGTGGCAAGCGGTTGGTGTAGAAGGCAGCGATGCAGATATTGCGGCTATATTTGCTGATATGTCTGATTACATATGGGATTTATCCAGTGGCAGTACTCTATTTGGTAATGCAGTTAATGATGCTATTACAAAAGGGGTCGGGTATTTAATGATTAGTGTTGATGCAAATATGGATAGGGGTATGGGTGAAGTTACTATCCAACAGCCTGATCCTTTTGATGTATATGTAGACCCAAAGTCTAGAGATCCATTGTTCAGAGATGCTTCTCATATTGTAGTACGGAAATTAATGACTAAAACACAGTTAATTAATATATCTCCAGAGCATGAGGCAAAGATTAAGCGTTCTACTAGTTCACATCTTACAGACTTTGATTATTCTGAAGGATCAATAAAGGGAAATGATTTCCAATTTCAAGATATAACAGAATCATTTGGCAAGAAAAATGTCCCAGATGAGATGGTAGAATATTTTGAGGCTTACGAAAAGGAACGCAGACCATATTATAATGTATTTTATCAGATCATTCCATCGGCTGATGAAATGGAAAAGATTCAGCAACAAGTTCAAATGAAACTTGAAGAGATGAAAAAGGAGATGGATGTTGCCTTAGAAGAATTAGACGCACAACTTACAAAGGGAGTAGAAGCTGGAGAGGTTATTCCTGAAAGAAGAGAACTAGAGCTTGAGAAACAGCAAAAATTAAATCAAGAACAATTACAGACTGCTCAACAACAATTATTAGCAGAAGCACAGAAAAAAGCTACAATTATTCAGAATAAAATTGTTAGTGAGAAAGAATATAAAATATTACTTGAAGAAGAAGAATTTGCAAAGACCATTACAGATGCAGTCAAGTTTTTTAAAGAAGGGATTAAATTAACTTGCGTATCTGGCGACGTAACGCTATATGAATATCATCTTCCAGTTTCTGTATATCCAATTGTTCCTATTTCTTATAAATGGACAGGAACACCATTCCCAATGAGCGCAGTTTCTCCTCTTGTTGGAAAACAAAGGGAATTAAATAAAGCTCATCAGTTAATGGTTCATAATGCATCTCTTGGCTCATCTTTAAGGTGGATGTATTACGAGGGAAGTATTGATACTGATTATTGGGAAAAGAACGCTACAGCTCCTGGAGCATTGTTACCTGTTAATTCAGGATACGATAATCCTAAAGAAGTTTTACCAGCTCAATTATCCAGTGCTTTCTTTTCTATAGTACAAGAAGGAAAAGGGGATATGGAGTATCTTGCTGGTATTTATTCTTCTATGCAAGGAGATACTCAATCACAACATGATACATATCGTGGTATGCTTGCCCTTGATGAATATGGAACTAGACGAGTAAAGCAGTGGTTAAAAAGTTCTATAGAACCAGCATTAAAGCAAATTGGTGAGGTAATAAAAGAATATTCACAAGCAGTATATAAAGCACATAAAGTTTTTAGAATAGTTCAGCCTTCTGCGATACAGGAAGAAAGAACTTTTGAAATTAATATTCCAATATATAATGACTTAGGAGAGGCAGTTGGTAAATGGAAAGACTATTCTGCCGCAAAATTTGATGTAAGAATTATTTCGGGAAGTACACTTCCCTTAAATAGATGGGCCTACTTGGCTGAACTGAAAGAGTTGATGAAACTCGGTGTTGTAGACGATGTTGCAGTATTAGCAGAAACTGATATACGCAATAAAGAAAAGATAATACAACGTAAGAGTTTATATGCTCAGTTAACTGGACAGTTAGAAGAACTGGAAGAGGCAGTTAAAGATAAGGATGGAACCATCGAAACACTTGAAAGACAGCTTGTGCAAGCTGGCATACAAGACAAGGTTCGCACTGTAGAAGCAGAGTTACGTAAAGGAGCAACCCAAGCTCAAAGTAGAATGGCTCTCGCTGCTTCGAAATTAGAACAAGATCAGCAAGTCGCTAAACAAAAGGCGGCTGTTGAACTTAGTGCGGTTAAAAAGTCTATGAATGGAAAACAATAAGGGGAAATATGGCAAAAGAAGAACAACTGGCAAACCCAGAGACGGAAAGCGCAATTGTGCCTGAAAATGAAGCACAAAAAGCGGTTTTTGGCTCCAGTGACGATTTCTTTTCTGCATTAGATAATGATGTTAATTCGATGATCATTGATCAAGATGAAGCAGTAGAAGTCGCCACCCCTGATGAGCAGTCAGAAGCGGTAACTCAGACTCAGGAGTCTGACTCCACGATAGAAACGACTGATTGGGAAAAAAGGTATAGAGATTCATCTCGTGAGGCTCAGAAAATGAAGTCCACACTTGATGAAATAAAACCTTTTATTCCCATCTTGGACACAATGAAAAGTGATCCAGGATTGGTAAATAATGTAAAGGATTATTTACAAAATGGTGGAAAAACAGAAAACGTGAAGGAAGCGTTAAGTTTACCTGACGATTTTGAGTTTGATATGGATGAAGCCGTAGCAAATCCTCAAAGTGATTCTGCAAGATTGTTTAATCATACTATTGGTGGTATTGTTGATCAAAGAGTTAACCAACAGCTCCAAACTGAAAACCAAACCAGAGCCGCAGACGCAGATGCTGAAAGGCGTGCAGCTGAGGCTCAGCAATTCAAGAAGGAGTCTGGAATGGCTGACGAAGAGTTTGACGATATGATGGATTGGGCAAATGATCACAGAATTAATCTTGAAGATATTTACTATCTAAAGAATAGAGGAAAAGTTGCTTCTAATGTAGCTAAAGCTACTAAGGATGATATGCTTAATCAGATGAAGAATGTCAGGGAAATACCAAAAAGTACTAGTTCGATCAATAGTGCATCACAAGAGACTGTTGATCCAGACAAGCAGGTACTTGATGCTTTGAAAGGATTAGATCAGGGAGTAGATACCCTATTTAGTTTCGATTCAGAGTAGTAACGTCTCCTTCCAAAATGGAAGGAAGTAAAAATGGCTGATAGTCCTTTGTACTTAAGTACACACGATCAGGCTCCATCATCTGCTGGTTCTTCTCCTGGCTCAGGAGGGGCAGGTATTGGTGATCTTAGGCGACGATATAACTTCGGTGCTGCCGTAAGTGAACTCGCTATAGATCAAACACCCTTTTTTCGATTTCTTAACAAAGTTTCGAGAAAACCAACGGATGATCCAGAGTTTAAATCTCTAGAACAAAGAAGTATGTGGCAAAAGCGTTATGGCTATGTACTTGGTTATTCAGCATGGAATGGATCTGCTGATATAAGTGGATTAACCTATGCTCATGGCCATCTTGGTGCTGGAGCAATTGCAGCCGATGCATATTTTGCTGTTAGTTTAGGAGCAGATTATTTATCGGCAGGTAACATCCAAAATATCTCAGGGCAAACTGGAACAGCTGCAGGTGCGGCAGGTACAAAACCGATCTTCTTAATGAAAGATCAGTTAGTTAAAATACCTGTTGTTCATGACAGTGCTGACGACTACATAGTAGCTCGTATAATAGTTGCCCCTGTAGATGACGGACAGCAAGTAGAAGTAGGATTAAAAGTAGTGCGTGGCGTAACTGCCGCATCAGGTAATACTACTTTTAAAAGCTCTAGTGGCTCTGCGTTTATTACTGCTGCCGCTTCTTTAACAGAAGCTATGAAGGTGTATGTAGTTGGTTCTGCATTTGCTGAAGGTTCTAGTTTTCCAAGCACTTATAAGGATACTCCTTATACAGATGTTTTTGGATACACTCAAATCTTCAAAACTAGTATGCAGATGACTAATACTGCACGTGCTACTGCTCTAAAAATCGTTCCTGACGAATGGGCAAGAGTATGGAAGAATAAACTCATTGAGCATAAATGGGACATCGAGCAAGCTCTCTTATTTGGTAAGAAGCACGTTGATGGAACTACCCGTTATACTCAGGGTATTCTTGATTACATTGTTCAAAGTGGCAATGTATTCGCATTAAATACCGCATCTAAATCATCTGATGATTTCTTAGATGATATGAGTACCTGGATGGATCCACGTTATAATAACTCTAATGCTACACTGTTTATGTGTAACACAGACGTTTATAACTGGCTACATAAAATAAGCGGTTATGTTGATAACAGCTTAGATAAAGGCCAATTTAGTCGCTTAAATTTCCAGATTACTGGAAAAAGCGTGAAGTTCGGATTGGATATGACTAGAATAAATACTCCTTATGGAGATATGAATGTTACTAGGAATATTCATCTTGACAGTGGCCAAGCTGGTGCTAAGATGGTTGGAGTAAACATGAAGCACGTTAAATACAGACCATTGGTCGGTAATGGCGTGAATCGTGATACTGCGATCTATGTTGGTGTTCAGTCGCTAGAGAATACTGGTGTTGACAGAAGGATTGACCTCATTCAAACTGAGGCTGGTCTGGATGTTGTTATGCCTGAAGCTCATGCGGTTTGGAAGTAATGTTAACTGGGGGGTGCTTTGCGCCCCCCGTAACATCTGGATGAATTATGGCATTTATATTTAAAGACCAAGTAGAAGCACTAGCTGGTTCTACTTCAGGTACTCAAGCAGAACGATGGTTTGATGATGGTATAAAAGATGTAATTAGTCGTTTTGCGGCTTTACGACCTGAGTTACTGCATTTGTTTTCTTCTATCTCGTCTATTTCTAGTGGAGCCGCTATTGATATAAGTGCTACACATAGAGTATTATCAGTAATAAGAAATTCAAAGGTAGCCACCGAAATACCATCTTCGGATAGGTTCTATGCGGCAGATACTACAAGTTTAAGAAGGGCAACTGAAGAGTTTCCCGTATATTATGTTCGCAATAGTGAAATTGGCATTATTCCTACACCAACTGGTTCTGCTCAGGCTTATGCAGATCTAGTAAATTATGGTGCTGTTACAAATTGGGATACAAATCCATCATCTATTGCAAATTTTCCTACAGAGTTTTATAGAATGCCAGTATTGTTTGCGGCATGTAAAGTTTTAGAAGAAAGAATGGTCGGGTATCAGGGTTTACCTCCAAATCTGTCACTGCCTAGTGTTCCTGTATTGGCGTTACCGACCTTACCCGATGCACCAACACTAGTTAGCGTTCCAGTGGCGCCTATAGTGAATCTCTCCCTCGTAAGTACACTGACAACAGTGGTTATGCCAGATGATGTCAGTTTACCTGTTTTCACTCCTGTACCCGACCCCTCTATTAATGATCTTAATCTTAGTAGTGTCACTCCTCCAGATGCGCCATCACCACCAGTTTTTTCTATTGGCGATGCGGCATTGCAAGCTGAGTACGTTGCTCAGACAATGGCACTAGAGGGAACTGCTCCAGTATATACTCCTCCAGTTATGACTACACCAGATTGGTCAGATGCTAACGAGTGGGTTGCTGATGCAACTAAAGGTGAAGATCCTGAAATGGTAGCCGCTAGGATGCAGGTAATTAATGGTCAAGTACAAGAATTTGCAACTAATCTTCAAAATTCATTAAATAAGTTCAATGAAGATAATACAAAGTATCAAGCCGAGAATCAGCGTGATACTGCTGAGTTTCAATCCAATACTCAGGGTCTTATTCAAAAGATGTCTTTGAGTACTAATGTTGATCTACAGAATAAAGCACAAGAATTACAAAAACAGGTACAGGAATACGCTAATAGAATGCAAAGGTATCAAGCTGAACTGAGTAAATACCAAGCTGATCTTAATGAATTAGTGGTTCTTTGGACAAGCAATGAGATGCAAGTTGAATTTGCTAAATGGCAAATGAAGTTTCAGCAAGAACTAGGAGTATTTCAGGCTAAAGTGGGTGCGATAATTCAAGAGTATCAAGCAGATATTTCTAAGAAATCAAGTCTAGCGCAAGCTGAAGTGGCCGCATTTAGTGCTGAGTTGCAAAAAGAGTCAACCAAGATTAGTTCAGATATAAATAAATATCAGGCGGCTATTGGTGGCTTTACTGCTGAAATTCAATCACAACTCAATCTTTATTCAACAGAAACTCAATCAAAACTAAGTGTGTATACTCAGGAGGCTCAGACTAAGTTAAATGCTTACGGACAAGAGGTACAGGCATTAGTACAAGATTTTACAACACAGATGCAAAAGGCACAGGCGGAATACCAGTGGATGCAAGCTCAGTTACAGTATTGTATGGGTGAGTATGAAAAATCATTTGCATCTTATCAACCTCAACAACAAGGAGAATAAATATGGCAAGTAGAGTAGATTTTGCAGTAAGTGCTACGCCAGTTTATAGTCATTCCGCAGGAGAAGGTGCGGCAGTAGATGTAATAGCTAGAGATGTAGGAAAAAGTTTAGGTGGAAGTGGAAGCCAAGCAACTACATGGGCAGCTACAGAAGGATATGGCGGTTCAACAGCTGGAGTAGCTGATTATAAAAGTGCTACTACTACTGCGTCTACATTAGATACTCTAACCAATATAGTGTTTTTGTTTATTAAACATAGTGGTTATACAGATTCTAATTTAGATACAGCAACAACAGCAAAGTTAACGGTTTCACTAGGTTCTTCAACTGTTGTAGCAATATTAGCTGCGGGAGATGCGATTATACTGCCTTATGCGACTGCGACTAGTCCAGATATTCAAGTAAAATCTGCGTCAGGTACTATCGCAGTAGAATATATGGCAACATTTTAATAATTAATGGGAGCGTAAGATGACTGTAAAAGAAGTAATGGAACGGGTGCCGACTACCAATTCGGGTTATGCTATGGCGTACATAAATGATGGGTTAAAGGAAATACAGACAATGATTGAAGATAACATGGTAGTCGGTACTTTAGATATGGTTAAAAACCAAAGATTTTACGGATTCCCTGATGACTTTGAAGTTTTAAAGGGAGTTCTTATATATGATACTGATGAAAGTACATATGTAGAAATACAAAGAATCATCAATGTTAGTACTGATGATAAGGATAATGCATAATGCGTAAATACGGATATTATATATTTGGAAGAAATCTTGCTATAGTAGTTGAAGATAAGACTACTAATAATAAGTTCATTAGTCCAGATACAGCAATCACTGCGGCTGCCGATGGTAGTCCAGGAATTAAGATTAGGTATCTTCGTTCTCCAGGAGTTATTGATTCTAATGATGTTGCTCAGACATCGGCTACAAAAGAAAGTGATACACTAAATGTTGAGTATCAACTTGCAATGGCTATTGTTGATTTCGTTAAAGCAAAGTTTGCTGAGAATGATAAAGATTATGATAGAATGCAATATTATATGAATGAGTTCAAACGTAGAGTTGAAAGATACCAAAACAAAAGAATTAGTAGTGGTAGGATGATGATTCCTCCTTCACCCTATGCAGTTAGATGAGTTATCACTGGAATACTAATACAGTAGAGGCAGAAAGCACTTGGACAATTGAAGGTGTAGCTGCCAGTTCTACTGTTACTTCTGCTACGGTTGCAACAACTAGTACTTGGGTTGCTCAACCAATAGGAGTTTCATCAACTTGGAGTATAACTGATCCTACGGTAGAATTAGATAAATGGGCTATACTAGAAGCAGTGCCTATTTATTTTAGCGATATAAGAAAGTGGGATGAATTAAGAATAATGTGGGGATTATAAAATGTCTATAACATTAACAGGCCAGCGAATAATAGATACATATGCGCAGTTACTTCATCTTGATAGTGGAGTTACTACGACATCTACAACTGTCAGAGATGGTGATGGTACTGAAAGTGCCTTAAAATTAAGTACTACAAGAGTAGGAGCTGGTTCAGGTTCTCTTTTACTACAGGGTGGGTCTGATGTTACTTCATCTGCTTCAGAATTAAATTTACTTGACGGTGTTACCTCGACTACTGCAGAATTGAATATTCTGGATGGGGACACGTCTGCCACATCTACTACTTTGGCGCATGCCGACAGGCTTGTTCTTAATGATGGGGGTACGATGAAACAGGTAGCTCTGACAGATTTTACAAATTATTTTGAATCAAATTTAGTATCTGGGAATGCGGACATAGGAGTTGGAACAATAGAGTTTAGTTCAGCTTCATTGCCAGGAACTGCAACGGCTAGTGTTCTAAGATATGATGGTACAGACCTATACTTAGGATATTCTAGTTAATGACTAAAATTGCAACAAACCCAAAAAGTATTGAAGTAAATATACCTAATGAACCGAATGTTACATTTTCTGTACATGACACAGAATTATTACTTAGAGTCTTATTGGAGACTCAGTATTCTGGCAGAGATGTTTCTCAGGCTACAAATACTATTACTAAAGTAAGACAGGTACATGAACGATTACTTAAAAAACGAGAATTAATAAAGTAAGGAGTTAATATGGCTACATGGAAAAAAATGGTGGTAGAAGATTCTGCTTCCCATATAGCACAAACATCGGCATTATCAGATCACATGAAAGGAGCTGCTGGGTCTAGGTCATTTACTGCTACCCCAGAAGTATTATTTCAGAATGCGGCAAATACGACAGATTCGTTTGCAAAAGGAACTGCTGATCAATGGTTAAGAATGAATAATAGTGCAAACGCACTTGTGTGGGATACGTTAGATGTTGCTGGCGATAGTGGAACTGCTTCTGCTTCAACTGCAGGCCTTGCTGTTCAAACAGAAAATGCAAATCAGATTGTTACTGCTGGAAGTGGTAACACAATTACAATAGGATTTCCAGATGATGTTACAATAGATGGAGACTTAATAGTAACTGGTGGAAAAGTTACTTTTGGCAATGGTGAGATAATTGATAACGAAACAAATGGAACTGTTAAGATTACTGCTGATACTACTGAAGTGACTGGAGATTTAAAGGTTACTGGTAATGATATTAAATCATCTGGTGGTCAATCTGCAATAACCTTAAGCGGTGATGACGTTACTATAAATGGCGATCTTACAGTTTCTGGCGCACAGACGATAGTGAATACTGAAATTATTGATTTGGCTGATAATGTTATTCGTTTAAATAGCAATCAACCTAATTCAGCACCATCTCAAGATGCTGGCATTACAGTGGAAAGAGGTAGTTCTACAGATGAATCATTTTTTTGGGATGAAAGTGACTCTTCTGAAAATGGTGGAAGATGGGCAGTTGGATCTGGCGAAAGTAGTAATGTTTTTGGAACAATTCATGGATATGTTTCTACAGTTAAGACTGGCACTTCAGTTCCTGGCTCAACTGACTATGGAAGTGGCGTAGGTTCCTTTGTAATAGACACTGATGATTCTAGTGGGCAAATATACGTTAGAATGTCTTAATGCGGCTAACCGCAGATGAGTTGATGTTTCTAATACAAGCATCGGAAAATATTACTATCAAAGGAAAGGACGCAAAAGTAGTTGCACCTATCATAGTTAAACTCAATAAGGAATTTGAAAAACAAGTAGAAAAAGAAAATGGCGAGTTGGAAAAAACTAGTAGCATATAATTCTGGCGATACAATAACTGTATCTAACCCTTCCGCTGATACCCATGCAGTTAATAAGGCTTATGTTGATACTGCTGTATCTGGAGAAAACTTATGGAATAGGGCAAGTACTACTCTTTCACCCAATACCAGTGGAGATAATTTAGATAATCTTGGCACTATAGGTTCTGGTGCAATTACAAGTACAGGCACAATCGCAGGTGTTGCAGGTACATTCTCTGGTGCAGTTACTTGGTCTGGCGGTGGATCAGCTAATGCTAATACGGCTTATACTCATAGTCAAATAGCAGGTGGTGATTCAGTTCATGTTTCAACTACTGAGAATACTCAGTGGGATACTGCTTATACGTATTCTCAAGTAGGTCATCTACCTCTAGCTGGAGGTACGCTTACAGGAGGATTAACAGGGACTACTAGCATATTTTCTGGTCAAGCAAAAGCAAATAATTTCTTTGTATCAGGTTCTCAGATAAATTGGGGTGCAGATGGTGGAACATCTGGTAGATTTAGGATTCAAGCAGGAGGTCAATCAGCAGAATTATCTGTAATGGATTCTAATACAATGACTTTTAAAACGGATGATACTTTAGCCTTAACAATAGGGACTGACCAATCAGCTACATTTACTGGCACAGTAAGCGCAGAGCAACTTACTTCTACAGATGATTTAACAGTAGCTGGATTAGCTACTATTGGAGAAACTCTTGCAGTTACTGGAGTAGCTACTTTTACTGCTCAGTCTGTTCATAATGGGGGAATGAGTACTGGGGCTTTGGTTCTTAATGATGGATCAATTACTGACACATCTGGAGCTATAAGTTTTGGCAACGAAAATTTAACTACTACTGGAACTGTAAGCGCTGAACAATTAACTAGTACTGATGATTTGACTGTATCTGGATTGGCAACAATTGGTGAGACTCTTACTGTTACTGGGAATACACATATAAAGGGTGGTCTATTAGAAGTTGGTGAACATGGTGTTGCAGGGGCTCAAATAGTAAGCGATGGAGATTTGGTATATAATTCTGCTTACAATGATGCAAGTGGCAATAATGGTGATCATATCTTTAAAACCTTTTCTGGTGGGACAGAAATAGCACGATTCAAATATGACCTATCAGCCGTAATTGCTGGCGATTTAGTTGTCGGTGGCGATTTTACTGTATCGGGTGATACTACGACTGTAAATACTGCAACAATTACTGTCGAAGATCCCCTAATAAAATTAGCAAGTGGGAATAGTTCTTCTGATGTAGTTGATATTGGATTTTATGGATTATGCGATCCATCTGGCTCTCAAGATACTTATACAGGTTTAGTAAGAGATGCTTCAGATGGTAGGTATCATTTATTCGATTTATTGCAAGTAGAACCAACAACAACAATGAATATAAGTGGCGCTGGTTTTGATCATGCTGACTTAACAGTTGGCGCTATGACGGTAGATGACAATCTAACTGTTACTGGCGATATAACTGTTAGTGCAAATTCACTGACTATTGGATCTACTGTTTTGAGCGAGTCAGGTAGTTCTATCAATTTTGCTGGTGGCATTATAGCTACTACTGGTACATTTTCTGGTGATGTCGGAATTGGTGGTTCACCTAGCTATCCCTTACATATAACAAAAGCCGATACTGGTAGTGGTGCAAGTGCTATATTTCTCTCTTCAACAATGACCACAACTGGTAATAGCCAGTCATTACAGGGGATTAAATTAGAACCAGTATTTGTTGGCACTGGGCATACTACTACTGCTGGAAGGGGATTATATATTAATCCTACTTTTACAAATATAACCACTGAAATCGGACTGTATGTTGATAATGGAATGACCATTTTAGATGGAGGACGAGTTGGTATCGGGACAAGTAGCCCAAATACTCATCAATTAGAAGTGCATGGTGGAGATTGGGATACATCATTAAAAATTAAAGCAAGTGGTGCTAATAGTGGGCTTTCATTCGAAGATTCTTCTGGTAATGAAGACGTTCACTTCTTGGCTAATGGTGATGGACTAAAGATAATTACTGGTACTAGTGATACAAGAATGCTTGTTGGTAGTTCAGGGAAAGTCGGTATTGGGACAGGAGGATATGCACAGAAGCAACTTCATATAGGAGATGAAGGTCAAATGCTATTATCTCATGGTTCTGATACTTCTGGGGAATACTCAGGTATCTACTTCAGGTCAGAGAGTGACGAAGAAGATGGTATGGGAAGGACAAAAGGATTAATTGCGTTTGAAAGAACAGGTTCTTATGGTGTAGGCGATATGAAGTTTTGTGTCGAAAATACTGCTAATAACGATACAGTAGATAATAGTGATGTTGCTTTAACCATAGCCAGTGATAAAAGTGCCACATTTGCTGGGGATGTAACATTATCATCAACTTCACCACAATTACATTTAACAAATACTGGTACATCTGCATCTCAATGGGTTTCATTTAATACATCTGCTGGGCGTACTGGTTTTGTTGGTCAGGGTGGCTCTGGCACTCAGATAGTCTTACATGCTGAAAGTGGCAATGAACTTTTATTGAAGTCTGGTGGTTCGACAGCATTAACTCTCAACACATCTCAAAATGCCACATTTGATGGTGAAATAACAAGCGGTTATATCCATGTAAACCAAACTAACGATTATGATGGAATCATATTCAGAGGATATGATGATTCAAATAGTTATTATGGAAAAATAGGTGTATCTGATATAGGATATTTGAGATTGTTGGCAGATGGCAACAGAAGCATTGATTTAAAGTCAGGTAGACAGATAAGGTTCTTTACTTCTACTGACAATTCTACTTATAACAATTCAGTCAATTTTAATAGTGATGGCTCATCCACATTTAATGGGACTATAAAGTCAGACCATATATGGATACATGACCCATCGACTGGGCAATGGGGTGGTAGAATACAATATTCAGATAGTGGTAATCTTTTATCTATACAGGCAAATGAAGTTGCAGGTGATGATATGGAATTATTTGCAAATGATAAAATATTTTTAAAAACAGGTAGTGGAACAGTTGTCACTCTTGATGATTTATCAGCCACATTTGCTGGAAATATTGTTGGAAATGGTCGTTTACAATGTGCTGTAAGTCTTGATGCTACATTTGCACACGAGTTATTTAATTCACATTCAACAGGACATGGATTAAAAATTAGAGGTGGAAGCACTAGTTCTCATTATTCTCTTTATGTATCAGACTATAATCAAAGTAATGCTTTGTTTTATGTAATGGGTGATGGTTCAGCCACATTTGCTGGGAATGTTACTGTAACAAGTGATGTAATCTCAGGTAGTGGATATTTACATTTAAAAGGGGCATCTACTGGAGTAAAATTATACAAAGATGGTACTAATGTTGGGATAAAATTAGATTCTGGAGGGAAGGTTTTTGTTGGAAACCGATTTTTTGCTGGAGGATTAGATATTGACCCTCTTTGGACAGGATTATTAGGTACTGGTGAATCATATCATTCATTTAAGAATTATGCAGGTACAGGCACTACGGTAGAAATTGTTGGTGCTTCAGGTGCTAATTCTGGCTATTGTATGGGAGTACTTCAATTTGTTAATACCTCTAATTCTAGTTCGACACTTACTAATGGCGATGCTAAAGCTATAGCATATATAAAAGTTGATAACTATTCTAGTAATAGTATGAGTAATGTTGATTCAGGTGGGGATATGAAATTCTATACAAAGTCTCCAGGTTCAGGAACTGACTCAGATTCTAGTGGTAATCAACTTGCTTTAACTCTTGACCATAATCATAACGCCACATTTACTGGCGATGTTAGCGTTGGTGGTGATCTTTCTGTAACTGGTAGTCAGTCTTTTGGCGCAACTACATTTACTGGTGGTATCACAGGTACTACTGGTACATTTTCTGGGGATGTAACTTCAAACTCTAGTATATATTTACAAGATAAAAAGGTTGGTATTGACCAATCTTCACCTACTGCTATAAATGGCATGAGTACATTTTTACATATAGGTAAAGCATCAACTGATAAATGTGGAATTGTATTTGAAGAACAAGGTGCTACTGGTGGAAACGAATGGGAAATAAAGGTGGACGATGAATGGCAATTATGGAGAGGCAGTACTCAATCAATGTATATTGACACATCTTCTAACGCCACATTTACTAAGAATGTAGCTATTGGCACCACTCCCACAACAACAGGTGCATTATTAAACTTAGACCACACTTCTACCGATTGGATAAGATTTTATGATGATAGTGCAACTCATGGAATGACATCTTTAGCTCCAACAAATTGTTCAGGAATGTTAGAACAGGCAAGTGGAAATGATGGTGGAGTTGTTCTTAGAGGTTTATCGGCTAGCAAAGAGTCTATGTATTTAATTGGCGTTCCCGCTACTGAAGATACTTCTTCGGGAACCACTGCTGTAGGAGCAGTCACTATACAAGGACAAACAAAAAGTGGTACAAGCTCAGGAGCTATGAGTGCTACAGCAAATCTTTTTGTTGTACAGTCTCCAACTACAAAATTTATTATGAAAGGTAATGGAGATATACTACAGCTTGCTGGTACTTCATCTTGGGCTGGCAACGCCACATTTGGTGGGAATGTAATATTAGATAATGGAACTACTAATGGAGCAAATCTTACACTTGCGTGTTCAGGACAAACCTCATGGGAGATGGATAATTCTAGTGGAAGTTTTCGTCTATTTAGGACAGCGGGTTTGGTAGGTCTTGGTTTTGATACATCTTACAACGCCACATTTGCTGGGAAGGTTACAGCAGATAGTTTAGATATATCTAGAGACGGAAGTAATATATCAGCCAACTTTAATGGAGTTGTTATAATAGATGTAAATAATGCTGGTAAAGAAACATTTAAATTTGACACTACTGGAGTTAATGAAGGATACTTCACTATAAAGAATGTTGATACAGTTGCTGTTAGATTAGATGCAGATGGTAATTCATATTTCAATGGTGGCAATGTCGGCATTAATGATACTGACCCAAGTGAGGCAGTTCTTAGTGTAGTAGGAAAATCTTCACCTGATTGGGCGCAAGTAATAGTCGCATCTGCCACAAAACATGGTTTAAAAATTCTAGCACCATCAACTGGGACAAGCGGTGGTTTAAGAGTTATGAATCAAGCAGGGGATGCTGATTATTTTATGGTTAATGGTTCAGGCAAAGTCGGTATTGGGACGGGCAGTCCAGACCGTAATTTACATATCGACAGTAGTGCCAGAGAAGTTGCTCTTACATTAGAGAACGATGCTCAAAAATTTAAACTTGGCGTTTATGATATGGATAATGCTGGTGACGATACCTTCTTTATTCATTGTCATGAAGCTGGTACTGATGCATTTAAAATTAATGGTACAGGTAACGCCACATTTGCTGGGGCAGTTTATATTGACACAACTGCACATAGTTATTTACATATTAAGTCTGGAGGTTCTGGATACCATAATGGAATAAAATATTATAGCGGTTCTACTTCCAAATGGACACAGCAAATAAATGATACAGATGGTGACTTCGATATGTGTTTCAACCCTGCTTCTGGGGGTACTGCTCTAAAATTAAAAGAAAGTGATAAGTCAGCCACATTTGCTGGGGAAATAAATGCAAATGCTGTTATAAACGCAAATGCAAATATTGTAATGCAGGGTGGTTCAACTAGCAGACTTTTAGTTGGTAATAAAAGAGCAGTTGAAGGTGCGACTAATGGGTCAAGCCTCTATCTAGGCGAAGATTTTACAAATACTTACGTTGTTGGTGATTTATATACATCTGGCAATGCCACATTTGCTGGTGATATAGATGCTAGAAAGGGAGTATTTCATGCATCTAGTTATCCTATTTTAAAAGTAGCGTATGATACAGCAGGTGACAATAGACATTTATGGATGAACCATGACCAGATAAGATTTGTTTGTAATGATAATGTAGGCAATCCTGCTACAATCGCTAAATATGGAGGTAGTTCTGGTAATAATAAAATTTCATTTGTACTTGCGAATCAGGATGGTAGTAATTTAACGAATGAACTCGTATTAGAGAAATCTTCAGCCACATTTGCTGGTAATGTAAGGTCAAACACTTTATTAGAAACTAATAGTGGTGCTAATGGTAATGAGGTTATACCTCTAAAAATTAGAAATAATGCAGGCGGAGGATGGGGTGCTGGTACGGCAGTATCTATGGAATTCTTACAATCTGATGGTAATGGAGACTCCCCTGGGGCTAAGATAAAATGTGATAGAACCGATACATATAACGGTAGTAGCGGTAACGATGCAAAATTACAATTTTACACTGCACAAGCTGATTCTCTAGTTTTAGCATTAACATTAAATTCAAACCAATCAGCCACATTTGCAGATGCATTAACTGCTGGTAGTCTTACAAGTAATGGGTCTTTAACTGTAGGTGGTGATATAACTGCTGAAGAAATTACTCTTAATTCAGATAGTCATGGATATGTTCATGTTAATTCAAGTGCTTCAACTACAGCAACTTGGATTGATTTTCAACAAGGTGGTACTGGCAGATGGTTGGCAGGTGTTGAAGGAAGTGCAACAGATTTTAGGATATATAATTTAGGTGGAAGTAATTCTACAAGATTGTCTATATCTCAAGACGCTAAATCATTAACGATGAATTCAACTGGAGCCACATTTGCTGGTAATATAACTGTATCAGGTCATTCAAGTGATTTAAAAGTTTATAACCATCTAAAATTAGTTGATGGTAGTAATACTTTTCATGCAGGTATTAGAGGAGCATCTAACACATTTGAAGTAAGAACAAGTGCAAGTGAAACTATTGCATTGACTATTGATGGTTCTCAAAACGCCACATTTACTGGGAATGTAACTACTACTGGAGATATAACTGTAAATGGTGGGGATTTGCAAATAAATGCACCGCAAGTCACTAACAATCAAGCTGTTGTTGCAAACGAAAATGTATTATCACTTCATAAGGCAGAGAATAATCCTTGTCAGAGGCAGGAAGTTCTTTTTGGTATTGAAAAATACGCTTCTGGCACTTTAGGAAAAACTCAGTTAAATATTTCTTTATGGGAATATCCAAGTGCTACCAATGTAATGTCAATGAGGAGTGATGGCAATGTTGGCATCGGGACGACTTCTCCAGAGGATTTACTTCATATCAAGGGTGGCGCTCTTAGTTACAGTTATAATAATTATGCTCGTTTAATAGTCGAAGGTGGTGTAAATACACATAATTATATTCAAATTATTACGCAAAGTGGATATACTGGTGGATTAGTTATGGGTGATAATAACGGTTCTGAAAGAGCATCTATAAGATACACTTCTAATTCTGGTCCTATGATACTTACAACTGCTGGTGCAACTGCATTGACTATTGATAATTCTCAAAACGCCACATTCGCTGGGAATGTTACGGTTGATAGTGGATCTAGCTCAGCTGGTATACTAACTATAAAGAATGATGAAGGTACTCATAATATTCATTCTGATAATAGTATGCTTAGCATAAAGAATGGTAGTACAGATCATATGACTATTGATTCAGGTGGGTCTGTTAATATTGGAGTTGGTGGTTTAACTGTAAATGGAATTGATTCCAATGCAGGTTGGAGTATTGGCAATGGTCTAACTTACGGTAGAATGCGTTATATGAAAAATCTTGGAAGTGGTGATAAGAGGGGCGTTCAAATTGATGGTGAATACGATTCTCTAATGATTCAAGGCAGGGTTATAGATTGGACTAATAACAATTTACATTTTGGCTATGGTGGCGCACATCCCTCTACTAAAGGAGTATATTTTAATAATATTGCTTTTACAAAAATGGAAGGAATGTTGCACATATGGGATGGCACTAATGCCCCTGCTGATTATAAATTATCTCTTCGCCACTCTGTTCATCAAGATGTTGTGTTTTTACTTTACAACTCAAACACTGATGGCTTTGGTGGAAAGATACGGGCTTGCCCAACTAGTGGCGGTAGATATATACTAAGATTGTCAAATTATTCCGATGTTACTAAGCATAGTTTTTATGGGAATGGTGCGGCAGAGATGGTTGGATCTTTAACGCAAAATGCTTCAGATATAAGATTAAAGGATAATAGAGTATTAATACCTAGTGCATTAGATAAGGTAAATAGTATGGGTGGTTATTCATTCGATTGGAATAATAAGCAACCTATACATGAAGTTGGTAAGCATGACATTGGGTTACTAGCGCAAGAAGTTCAAGCAGTATTACCTGAAGCAGTATGTCTTGCACCATTTGATAAATATGGTGGAGAACCTGGGACGCCATCGTATCTTGACGGTCTTTCAAAAAGTGGCGAAGATTATTTAACAATAAATTATGAAAAAGTTGTGCCACTACTAGTTAATGCAATAAAAGAATTAAGTGCCAAAGTTGAGGCTTTGGAAAGTGAATAAACGAAAAGGAGTAAATAATGGCTGATAAATACACAAAGAAAGCTGTAGAATCACCAGCTGCCCCTGAAGCTCCAGCAGACGCTTGGAAAGACGTAACTGTGGAGAAGGAATCTCAACCGCCCAAAGTCAAGGAAATTAAGACTTATAGGCAGTTAGAGAGTGAGGTAGCCAACATTGATGCTCAGGTAGTATCACTTGGTGAACGTAAAGCCGCTATTGAAGCTGAGATGGCTAAAGTCAAAGCTGCAGCAGAGGCGTAATCAATAACAATAAGGAGTCAATATGCAACTTGGAGAAGTAGTAACAGCAATGCCAGCAATCCAAAAACTTATGGATGCTAGTTTAAGCGCAAGTATAGCTTTTCGCATTGCTAAGTTTGCAAAGGAAGTAGAACCCCATGTAACATCTTACGAGAAAGTTCGTCAAGAACTTCTTGAAAAGTTTGGTACAAAGGGTGAGGAAGAAGAGAACGGTCAAGTTCAATATTCTTTTGCTAATGGAACTAGTGAAAAGTTCATGAAAGAGCTTACAGCTCTGCTTGAAGAAAAAGTTGACCTCAAATTTAAGAAGGTGAAGGTTAGCGACTTGGACGGTGCGGAGTTAACACCTAGAGACATGATGTCTTTGGAATGGGCTTTGACTGACAAGTAAAACAATTGGGCCTCCCCTTCTGACATCCAGTTGGGGAGGTCTCAATGAAAGGTGGTATTGTGGATGTAATTGGAGTCTATGGAGAATATGGTGCTATCGGGGTTGGGCTCGCCTTACTTGCGTACCTAGTTGTGAAGTTGTCTTCTGATAATACTAGTAATAGTCAATCTATTAATAAGATTGAGACTAAGATACATAATGTAGAAAGTATTCTTATTAAACTGATAGATAGATGGAATAAGGCAGATGATAAAGCTGACACCAGACATGAGAAAGTTGTCGAATCTATTAATGATATAACAGATGATGTTAACTTTATAAAGGGTAGGATAAATGGCAAATAATAG